CCATCTCATAATCATAATTATAATTTTTCTGAGAGTGCCACAACAGGTGGGACTACTGCTATTTTTGTAGGCAATTATACTAATGTTTTTACTAATGGTGTTACAGCTAGTACTGGTTTAGGACGTCCACACAATAATATGCCCCCTTTTTACGTATTAGTATATATAATGAAAACAACTGATTATGATTTTTGTTATAATTATATTCCATAATTTCACCATAAATATACATGGCTCAAAATTTTAGCATTATAATAGCCTTGTGATTTTCTTTTTTCTAAACTAATTGCTTCACCTCTTTTTTTGGTTCCAGAATGTCTATTAAAATAATTGCGCATTCGTTTTCTATCATTATGATTTTTATGCGAATAATATTTAAGCGGAGTTCTATCTTTATATTGTTGATAATCTGATGCTCCAAAATGTATTTTGCGTATTTTTTGGGTTGTCTTATTTTGGATATATGCTGTGTATTTTTTTCCAGGCGGTCCTTTTTCAAATTTTATGATTTTTTCTTTCATATTATAATATTTTTATATATAATAAATATTATAGTATTATAGTATAATAGTAATATAAAAAATGATAAATATACCTATTAAATACTTACCTCATCGTCTTAATTTGAAAGATAAAAAACTACAAATTAAACAATTAAAAGCATCGCGTAACGCATATAAAAAGAAGCGCTATTTAACACGAAAAAATGTTGACTCATATAAATCCAAAAAATCGGCTCATATAGCAAAAGCGCAAAAGTTGTATAAACTAAAAAATATAGCAATAAATTCTGACTTAGTAAATGCAACAGGTTGTTCTAAAAATGCCTTATTACAAATTGTTAAAAAGGGTCGCGGCGCATATTATTCTTCTGGGTCACGTCCAAATCAAAGCGCACATAGTTGGGGTTATGCACGCTTAGCAAGTGCTATTAGTGGAGGCAAAGCAGCGGCAATAGATTATAAAATATTGGAACGTGGTTGTTCATCAAATTCAAAGGCACTAAAATTAGCGCTTAAAGCGAAAAATAATAGGACACGAAAAGTTCCAAAAATTAAATTAGTATAAGCTATTGTTATAACCTATAACAAGTTATAATACATAGATTTAGCTATTATATAACAGCCCACCAAACCCATTTTGAAAAATTAATAAATTGTATTTTTCTTCCATTATATACAAATTATAATAATATTTATAAATGTTTGTAGGGTCTTTTGACGTTGCTATTATTGCGTTTGTTTCTGGGTCACAAATAGTTGTAAACTCCACATTACTGCTATCTATTGGTGGATTAGCAAAATTATTATATTCAAATTCGATCGTTTTAAATTTATTTGTATTAAACGCACCATTTGGTTGTAATTTATAAGGGTCTGTTGTTAAAGCAAAATTGTAATAATATAAACCAACTTTTGAATTAGATCCATTTGACTTATTATATTTTTCTATTCTGCTAAATACGCTACTATCAAATGTTTGTTCTCTATATTTGCCGTCACATATTATACCAAAATTTTTCATAATCTCACATACATTAGTTTGTTCATAAACAGTTGGACTATACCCCGTATAATAAATATTTTTGGAAATATCACCAATATTATAAGTAAAATGAGGACTATAATATATATAATATAAGTCTGGTGTTGTGACTTTTTTCAAATCATTTGGAATACTATTTTCATAAGGCCAATTAGTATAATTAGACCATTCATTGCGCTCCTCAACATCACTTCTTTGAAAATACCACATCCAACTACTAATTAATCCATTTGATTCTAATTTAATTTTATTAGTCTTAATAACTTCTTTAAAACTATATTCTTTGACCTCTTTAATTAAATAATTTTGACTATTTTTGGCAAACATTTCTCGCTCGGCATTATCAAGAAAACATTGAGTACATAGCAAATGTATATTACTATTTATTCTATTTGTCAAATTAATATAACTGTCTCCAGATATATCTCTGTATGGCGGCGGATTTATAAATCGATTAAATTGATATTCTAATGTTGTTTGAAGTGGGTGTATTTGAGGAATATTATTATAGTTAGTTATTTTGTAAGTATTTACACTCATATCGTATAATACATCTTTAATAGTAAACAACTCTTCTAACGGTCGCAATTTAAAATCAATAACCAAATTACTGTATTGTAAGCATATTAATGGAAATGACATAAAAGACGACATTGTAAACCAGCTGTTAATTGGTATATATAAATTATATTCTCTTATAGATGGTTCAATCCCGCTAATATCAGTGTTTGTTCCATTTATATTAAATGCATTAGGATAATTGTTGTTTCGATTATTGAAATTAGCCGGATCATTTAGTTCACTAATATTTCCTGTCATAATATCAAATAACTCTTTTTTATGAGAATCAAAATCACGCTCAACAACATTTTGCAAATAAGTACCGCTAAATTTTTGAATAGTTATTCCATCAATCATTATTTTAACTTCTTCCATTAATTGACATCCAATATGCTTAATCCATTTAAATTCGTATGGTCTATAAACAGCACTAATATCTCTATATTTATTATAGTAGTAAACTGGGCTCCATATTGCTGGTAATTTTAGCACTAAATAAGTATCCATCAATAAGTCACCATACCGTCCTATTTTAAAACTGAAAGTTGTCGATTTTGAAACTTCCAATTCTTTTTGTCCAACTTGGTCTATCCTAAATTTTTGTAATCCAAAATTAGTATATTTTGAATATGTGGATTTAAAGAAACTTTTAGTAGGATTACCTGTCAACATAACATTTTGGTCGCCAATAGCTATTAAGTTTAATAGTCCACCCGCCATAGTCTAATAATTTATATACTATAATAATTTTATACTAATATTAAAGTAATTAGTTAATTAGTTAATTAGTTAAATTAGTTAATTAATAAACTACTAAAGTATTTTAGTTAAAATTAAATGTTTTAATATATAAATATGGAGGAAAAAGATAAAAAAGGTAGTTTTTTTAAAGAGTTCAACAAGTTTTTTAAAGATTATTTTGGAAGTGACTCTAACAATAGTACTCCATCACTATATTTGTATATGACAATTAGTATTGTAATTTTAATATTGTTAATATTATTTGGTTGGATATATGATAGATTAGCATTAGAACAACGAACATGTGATAAATTAGAGAAATATTATAGGTCTAATATTGGAAAATCCTATTTTACAAGTGCTAATACTGTAGAAGCAAGTAGCGCAACGGATCTAACTACAACTAAATTTGATATATCTAATTCAATATTTAAAAATTATTATGTTAAAAGTGCTTATAATTGTTGTTGTGGTGATGGCTATAAAAATAATTTTGTTAATTTATGTGCTTTAGAAAAAACGATTTCTAATGGATGTCGATTTTTAGATTTTGAAATTTATTCATATAATAATAAACCAATAGTAGCTTCCTCCACTGCAAATAGCAACTTTATAAAAGAAACATATAACTCTTTAGATTTAGGTGATGTATTAAGTAGTGTTACAACACGAGCGTTTGATGCTATTCATACCAATTGTAGTCGCGATCCTTTGATTTTAAATTTTCGGGTTATGAGCACAAATTTGACAATGTTAGAAAAATTGGGTGCACTATTTGAACAATACTTAGATCTAGCTACTTCGGATAGTAACACTTTTCGCATAATGAAACAACATAATTATACGAATGGATCAATATTAAATGTCCAAATGAGAGATCTATATAAAACAATTATTGTTATATGTGATTTTTATCCATCAAATAATATAATAGAAACAAATAATGTATTAGCAAAATTGAAAACATATATTAATTTAAAGGGAAAAAGTGAATATTGTAAAACCTATAGATATACTGAAATTGCGGGAAAAACAGCTCAGTTCATAGATGAAACAAAAAGAAGTTTTGCTATTGTATTGCCTAATTTGAATAATTCTGTAAATAACAATGAGTTTGCGTCAGCATATGGTTTCGGTTGTAATGCTATAGCTATGAAATATCAAACCAAAGACGCAAATTTAGAAAGTTATATAGCACAATTTACAAATAAAGGAAACTATTCGTGGATTTTAAAACCTAATCATTTGATTGCGAATGTTCCAAGTAGTTTTCCTATTATTCCTTTTACAAGTCATACACCAATAGCAGATGCAGATCTTGATAGTACGTTACAAGCTCGTTTATCACAGGATTAATATAGAATAGAATTTTCTATTTTCTATTTTCTATTTTATGGAAAAATATTATAATAACACATTATATTATATAATATATTATATAATTTATTATGAAATCTTTTGAAGAAAAAGAATTAAAAATATTACGAAATGCTATTGATAGCGCTACTTATGAAGTAGGGAAAAAATTAGTTCAATCTGATACTATAAAAAAAATAATAGAAATATTAGAAGACTTTTTAAGAACACATAATACCCTATGTTATGGTGGTACAGCTGTAAATAATATATTACCAGAACAAGACCGATTTTATAACAAAGATATTGAAATACCTGACTATGATTTTTTTACGCCATTAGCAATGGAATATGCGACAAAGTTAACAAATATATATTATAAAGCTGGTTATGAGGAAGTAGAGGCAAAATCATCAGTTCACGCTGGAACATATAAAGTGTTTGTTAATTTTATTCCTATTGCTGACATAACCTATTTAGACAAAACATTGTTCAAAAACTTATTCAAAAAAGCTATTAAAATAAATGCTATAAATTATTGCCCTCCTAACTATTTGCGTATGGCTATGTATGTTGAATTATCAAGACCTATGGGCGATGTAACACGGTGGGAAAAAATATTGAAACGCATTACTTTATTAAACAAAAATTATCCTTTAAAAGGAGAGCTTTGTAAATCTATAAAATTTCAGAGAGATTATGATGGTTCAGACAGCGACCGAGACAAACTTTATGAAGTTTGTAAAACATCATTTATTAATCAAGGATTAGTGTTTTTTGGTGGTTATGCTGCGTCACTTTATAGTCAATATATGCCCAAAAAAGAACGCGCACAAGTCAATACTATTCCTGATTTTGATATGTTGAGCGAAAATCCTATGTCAAGTGCGCTAATATTAAAAGAACAACTTAATTATGAAGGCTTTAAAAATGTTGTTATTAGAAAAAAGAAGCCTATTGGTGAATATGTAGACGACCATTATGAAATAATTGTTAATAATGATGCAATTGCGTTTATTTACAAAACGGTTGCTTGTCATAGTTATAATGTATTAACACTACAAGGGCGCAAAATCAAAGTTGCCTCTATTGACACTATTTTGAGTTTTTACTTGATTTTTATTTATGCAAATAGACCTTATTATGATGAAAACCGACTATTGTGTCTTTCTGAATATTTGTTTAAAGTTCAAATCAAAAATCGTCTGGAACAAAGAGGGTTGTTAAAGCGATTTAGTGTAACGTGCTATGGCAAACAACAAACATTAGAAGATATACGCGAAGAAAAGGTGAAAATATACGATAAAGTTAAAAGCAATGAACTTTCGCGCAAATCCAGACTTTATAATATGAACTTTTTTAGATATATTCCAAAAGAGGGGTTTAAAAAAACTATTAAATATAAATTTACTAAGACAAAAGTGGGTAAAAGCCGATTAAGTAAGAGAAAGTGATGTTCTAAGTTTTTGTATTATTAATATATAGTTGTATATTTTTTATATATTAATAATATTTGGATTGGATTGGATTGGATTGGAATGGATTGTAGTGCCAAGCTAATTTTGAGAGCTATTTTCTAGTGATTCTATTCTTGCTATTAAACTATTTATAATTGTTTCTTGTGCTTTTACTTTTGTATGTAATTCTTTTATAGCAGCAAGTCCATATACAAAAATATTATTATAATTTACACCATATGGTTCTTTTATTAAATTGTTACTTTCATCATAATGGTCACCACCTCTAACACAAAAGCTTAAGTCAGGAATTTGTAATACTTCTTGAGCTATTAAACCTGCTTCATAATTCCAAGTATTTGCACTTAAATCTCCATTATAATCAGCATCTAACATTTCTAATGTTTTTTGATAAAACTTTGGAGTTAGTTTATCAACAATGTCTAATCCATTTATAATAACAGATTCATTATGTTTTAACCGGTCATCACTATATACAACAGTAAAAAAAAAATGAAGTGTGATACCATAAATAGCGTTCCAAAAATAACTTGAACCACCTAATAAATAAGTATTACCAACTGAAGGAACACAATGTCCTGTTATTACTGTTGATGGTAAATTAGCAGTTCCAGTAAATGTAGGAGAAGCAAGATTTGCTTTCGTGTCTTCGAGTGATGTAAGTGCGTCAGAAAATTGTTCTAATGAATCTGAAAGAGCTGAATCAAACTTTTCTATAGAAACTGCTCCATCTGCGATTATAGGATTTATTACAGAACCTGCAGTTAAAGATGCTGCCGCTCCATTTGCTCCCTGTATACCTTGTGCTCCCGTTGTTCCTTGTGCTCCTGTTGCTCCTTGACTGCCTGTTGCGCCTTGACTACCCGTTGTTCCTTGACTACCTCTTGCTCCTTGACTGCCTGTTGTTCCTTGAGTACCTGTTGTTCCTTGTGCTCCTGTTGTTCCTTGTGCTCCTTGACTACCTGTTGCTCCTTGACTACCCGTTGTTCCTTGAGTACCTGTTGTTCCTTGACTACCTGTTGTTCCTTGACTACCTGTTGTTCCTTGACTACCTGTTGCTCCTTGAGTACCTGTTGTTCCTTGTGCTCCTGTTGTTCCTTGTGCTCCTGTTGTTCCTTGACTGCCTGTTGTTCCTTGAGTGCCTGTTGTTCCTTGTGCTCCTGTTGTTCCTTGACTACCTGTTGTTCCTTGTGCTCCTTGACTACCTGTTGCTCCTTGAGCTCCTATTGCTCCTTGTGCTCCTGTTGCTCCTTGACTACCTGTTGTTCCTTGACTACCTGTTGCTCCTTGAGCTCCTATTGCTCCTTGACTACCCGTTGTTCCTTGAGAACCTGTTGTTCCTTGAGAACCTGTTGTTCCTTGAGCTCCTGTTGCTCCTTGAGCTCCTGTTGCTCCTTGACTGCCTGTTGTTCCTTGAGCTCCTGTTTCACCTGTTGTTCCTTGTGCTCCTGTTTCACCTGTTGTTCCTTGTGCTCCATCTATACCCCTTCTACCATAAAGCTCTGTAGTAAAATTACTTGTTGATGCATTAGTCCCTTCACCATAATCAACTTGAATAGTCAATTCATTAAGTATATAGCTTATTATAGTAGATGTAACAAAATTGGTTGGAGTGTTGGTTTCGTATGTTTTCACATACATTCCTGGGCGATATGCTGTTTCTAAAGCTAATTTATCTACAATCAAAATTATAGTAATAACTTCATTATTAATATTTTCAATAGGTTCAATCGTTGTTATCAATTGTGGAAAACCAATTCCATTAGCTCCTGTTGTTCCTTGTGCTCCTGTTTCACCTGTTGTTCCTTGTGCTCCTGTTTCACCCGTTGTTCCTTGACTACCTGTTGTTCCTTGACTACCTGTTGCTCCTTGAGCTCCTGTTGCACCTGTTGTTCCTTGACTACCTGTTGTTCCTTGTGTTCCTGTTGCTCCTTGAGTTCCTGTTGCTCCTTGAGCTCCTGTTGCTCCTTGAGCTCCTGTTGCTCCTTGACTACCTATTGCTCCTTGAGCACCTGTTGCTCCTTGAGTACCTGTTGCTCCTTGACTACCTGTTGTTCCTTGACTACCTGTTGTTCCTTGACTGCCTGTTGCGCCTTGTACTCCTTGAGCTCCTGTTGCTCCTTGAGTACCTGTTGTTCCTTGAGCTCCTGTTTCACCTGTTGCTCCTTGACTGCCTGTTGTTCCTTGTGCTCCTGTTTCACCTGTTGCTCCTTGACTGCCTGTTGCGCCTTGTACTCCTTGAGCTCCTGTTGCTCCTTGAGTACCTGTT